CAAAAGAATACAGTGATTATCTGGCTCACCACGGCATTAAAGGTCAGAAATGGGGAGTCCGGCGTTTTCAGAATGAGGATGGCACACTGAAGAACCCGAAAGAGCAGCAGGTATCCGGCGAAAAGAAAGTTGAGCCAATTAACAATAAAAATGGTTCCAAAGAAAAGTCTCAGATAAAAAGATTTGCCGATAATGCAGCCAGATGGGCAATGAGTGCCGCGCTTGGGTATGTTGCGCTAAAAACTAACCCTAAAGCCAGGAAACTTATGAAAGCAGCCGCGCAAAAAACGGTAAACTTCATTAAGAACCAGAGAACATTATGGTTTGTCCGTACCGGAATGTAAGATTCCGGTTTTCATTATTTTTGCATAAACGGAGGTGATGAATTTGGCCGAATACACGGGGGATGGGATGCGTCTCGGAGAACGGATCCGGCATGCATGGAATGCTTTCACCGGCAGGGATCAGCAGGTTATCCAGACGCAGGATCTCGGACCGAGCCTTACAGTCCGGCAGGATCGGGTCCCCTTCCGCAGGGGGACGGAGCATTCCATCATCGCCTCAATTTATACCCGGATCGCGATTGACGTCAGCAGCGTCAAAATCCAGCACGCGAGGCTGGACGAAGCAGACCGGTATGCCGGAACGGTGGACAGCGGGCTGAACTACTGTCTGAACACTGAGGCCAATATTGACCAGACGAGCAGGGCTTTCATCCAGGACCTGGTGGAAAGCATGTGCGACGAAGGCGTAGTAGCGGTCGTTCCGGTGGATACGACGGTCAACCCAAGGCTCAGCGGGAGCTACGACATCAAGACCATGCGGGTGGCCCGGATCACACAGTGGTACCCGGAGCATGTGAAACTGAGCCTGTATAACCAGAAAAGCGGAAAGAGGGAAGAGATTGTCCTGCCCAAGCAGATGGTGGCAATTATCCAGAATCCGCTGTACAACGTGATGAACGAGCCGAACGGAATTCTCCGGCGGCTTATTCATAAACTGAATCTTCTCGACGTGATCGATGAACAGAACTCCAGCGGCAAACTGGACCTGATCATCCATCTGCCGTATATGACGAAGAGCCCGTTGCGGAAGCAGGAAGCCGAAAGCCGGCGCAAAGACCTGGAAATGCAGCTGGCACAATCAAAATACGGTGTTGCGTATACGGATGCCACCGAGAAGATCACACAGCTGAATCGCCCGGTTGAAAACAACCTCATGGGCCAGATCGAGTACCTGACGAGTATGCTATACAGCCAGTTGGGGATGACGAAGGAAGTCTTTGAGGGGACCGCAAACCAGGAGGTTATGCTGAATTATTTCAGCCGTACAATCGAGCCGATTGTGTCAGCCATTGTGGATGAATTCAACCGCAAATTCCTGACCAAGACAGCCCGTTCTCAGAACCAGAAGATCGTGTTCTTCAGGGATCTGTTCAAGCTCGCTCCTGTCGAGAGTATCGTCAACCTCGGCAGTCAGTTTGCGATGAATGAGATCATGACGCCCAATGAGGTCCGCCAGCTGATTGGTTTCAAGCCGGCCATGGACCCCGGAGCGGACGAACTCAGGAACCGGAACATTAACGCGAGTCCCGGTCCTGGTATGGATGGGTACCCCGAAGAAGGATATCCTGCCGAGGAAGAACCGGTGACAAGTATCGCGGACACGAAGGTTTCTGAGATTGTATAGGAACACGAAAGGAGAGGATAAGATGAGCAAACCCAAACTGTATGACTTCAGCGGATGGGCCACGAAGAATGACCTTCGCTGCAGTGACGGACGCACTATCCGGAAAGATGCGTTCAAGGATGATGACGGGCGCCGGGTTCCGCTTGTATGGATGCATCAGCATAATGATCCTGAAAACGTGCTGGGCCATGCGATTCTGGAAAACCGTGATGAAGGCGTTTACGCCTACTGCTCGTTCAACGACACTCACCCGGGCCAGCAGGCAAAAGAACTGGTACGCCACGGTGACGTGTGCAGCCTGAGCATCTTTGCCAACAATCTGACCCAGGAAAACGGAAACGTGCTTCATGGAAGCATCAAGGAAGTCAGCGTGGTGCTCGCGGGCGCAAACCCCGGCGCCGTGATTGATTTCCCGATGCTGGCCCACGGTGAAGGCGAGGAAATGACACAGGCCACGATCCGGGTTGACGAACCGATCGAACTGTATCACTCCGAAGAAGCGGCGGAACCGGTCGAGGAGGAAACCCCGGCGGAACAGCCCGCGGAAGAGGAAACCGTCGAACATGCCGACAGTGAGAAGCCTGAAGAAAAGAAAGAGCGCACTGTGCAGGACGTTCTTGACGGAATGACCGAAGAAAAGCGCAAGGTTACTGAGTTCCTTGTTGAACAGGCGATCGCAAGCCGTGAAAACGGCGGAGAAGAGGTCCCCGAGGAAACAGCGGCGCACGCTGACAACAGCGGAGAGCGTACCGTGCAGGACGTTCTTGATGAAATGACCGACGAAGAGAAAACCGTCGTCGAGTATCTGGTAGCCCAGGCGCTGGATGGCGCCGCCGATGATATTGAAGGCGAAGAAACCGCCGAACATTCTGATAATGAAGGAGAGGAACTCGAAATGAATAACGTTTTTGAGAATGCCAATGAGAAAAAGCATGATGCCGTTCTGAGCCACGCCGACGGCGTCGACATGATCAACTATGCCCGTGAACACGGCATGAGCCTGCGTCAGCTGCTGCTGGGCTGGGCACAGGAGAATGAAAAAGATACGGACTCCCTGAGTCACTCCGACCTGGGTATCAATGATGTTGCCCAGCTGTTTCCGGATTACAAACTGATCAACGGTCCTTCCCCCGAGTTGATGACCACTGACCAGGGCTGGATCGGCAAGGTCATGGCCAAGGTGAAGAAGAGCCCCGTTCCGCGTCTGCGCGTTCGTTTCGCGGACGTCCGTGATATTTCCGGTCGTCGTGCCAAGGGTTACAAGAAGGGCACCCAGAAAGATCTGACCGGCAATGTCGATCTGCTCGGTCGTACCTCTGACCCGATCACTGTGTATGTTTCCACCAAGCTGGACCGGGATGACATTATTGACATCACCGACTTCGATTATGTTGCCTATATGTACAACCTCGACCGGATGAACCTGAACGAGGAACTGGCTCGTCAGATCATGATCGGTGACGGCCGGACCGGTGACAAGGCCATCGATGCTGACAAGATTCGCCCGATCTGGACCGATGATGACCTGTTCACCATCCACACCAAGGTGGATGTGGCCGGTATGCGCACCACCATGAACGGCACCAACAGCTCTGCCAACTTCGGTGACAACTATGTGTATGCCGAAGCAGTCATTCAGAGCCTGCTGTATGCCCGCGAGCAGTACAAAGGTTCCGGCAATCCGGACTTCTACTGCACGCCCCACCTGGTCAACATCATGCTGCTGGCCCGTGACCTGAATGGCCGCCGCATCTATGACAACATCTCCGAGCTGACCGCGGCGCTGAATGTGAACAGCATTATCACCTGCGAACAGTTCGCCGGCAAGACCCGCGTCCATGATGCCGGCAAGGTGACCCAGGAAACCCGCGAACTGCTGGGCATCATGGTCAACCTGAGCGACTACACCATCGGCGCTGCAAAGGGCGGCCAGATCACCCACTTCACCGATTTCGACATCCGGTTCAACCAGGAACTGAGCCTGCTGGAGACCCGCTGCAGCGGTATGCTGACCCGGCCCTACAGCGCGATTGCGCTTGAGGTAGCCGCAAACCCTCAGTAAGTCCCACGGTTGAGCCCGAAGACAGTGGGACTGATGTACTCGGCAAGTACGTAAGTGCTTTGCAGTCGGGAGTCAGCGTTGACAACAATGAGATCACAGGTACCCTGAAGTATGTGACCGGCTATACCGGATTCTCCGGTGAACCGGAACTGCAGGAGGGTAATTATCTGGCTCTGAAGTTCACGCCTGTGGATGAGGATGACGTGATTACTGTCGAACTGCTCGGCGGGAACACCGGACATCCCGTGACCCTGGATGAAGACCTGAACATGGTCCTGAAGATCGGTGATCCGAAGAAGCAGAAGATCCGGGTCGTCACAACGCACGAAATTGACGCCGAAACTCACGAGACGGTCACCAGTACGGATATGTACTATCTGCACCAGCTGGTACTGGAAGCGGAGTGATCTGAATGAAGTTTGCCGGCATGATCGGATACGCGACTGTGCGTGAAGGTACCGGAGACAATATTGGGATTGACGAGGACGTCATCGAGGAACGGATGTACTTCGGTGACGTCCTCCGGAACTCCCGGCGGTACGACAAGGGAGAAAGCGTTCTGGACGAACTGCGGATGGATAACAAGATTTCCATTGTTGCCGATGCATACGCCTGGGAACACTTCTTCAAAATGAAATACGTCCAGTGGATGGGCGCATTATGGAAAATCACGAACGTCGAGGTGGAGCGGCCGAGACTGGTGTTGACGATCGGAGGTGTTTACAATGGGCCGACGGCAAGACTTCCACGCAATACTGGTAAGTCTGTTTGACGGATCGAAAAAACCGTGCGTCAAATACCAGCCCGGACCGGGTGTCACTCTGACGTATCCGGCGATTGTCTACAAACTGGACGATATGCCCTCCAGATGGGCAAATAATTTTCCCTATCACTGGGAACACCGTTACGAGGTGAAGGTGATTGACCGGGATCCCGAAAGCGCTCTCCGGGAAAAGCTGATTGCTCTCCCGATGAGCCGTTTTGTACGGGCTTATACGGCCGACAACCTGTATCACTTTGTGTTTAACATCTATTATTAATTGAAAGTGAGGAAACGATTATGGCTACTACTTATCCTCTGCAGTGGGATCAGACCGGCGAGAAAAAGTATGAAAACGGTATATCCAAGGGCGTTCTGTACAAGAAGGATCAGACCACCGGCAAGTGGCTGGGTGTTCCGTGGAACGGCCTGACCAGCGTAACCGAATCCCCTGAAGGTGCGGACAAGACCGACCTGTGGGCGGACAACATCAAGTACGCTTCTATGCGTGCTGCCGAAACCTTCGGCGGAACCATCGAAGCTTACACCTACCCCGAAGAGTTCGAGAGCTGTGACGGAAGCGCCAGCATTGACGGCGGTAAGATCGCCGTTGGTCAGCAGCCTCGTGAAATGTTCCGCCTGTGCTACCGTACTGAGCAGGGCAACGACACGGATGGCGCTAACTACGGCTATAAACTGCATCTGGTCTACGGCTGCACCTGCAGCCCGTCTGAGAAGGCGTATGAGACCATCAATGACAGCCCGGACGCTGTTACCTTCAGCTGGGAATTCGACACCACTCCCGTCGCCGTCGAAGGCATGAAGCAGACCAGCCTTCTGGTGATCGACAGCACAAAGTTTGCTACCTCTGCCGAGCAGGCTAAACTGGCGGCAATCGAAGAGGTACTGTACGGAAAAGCTGCCACGACCAGCCCCTCTGCCGCCGCGGTTCCTGCAGAACTGCCGGATCCCGACGACATTATCGATCTGCTTGACTGATAACCGTTCCTATTCTGGGGCTCTCTGAAGAAGGGAGCCCCTTTTCTTCTGTTTTTTAATCTGAAAGGAGCAAAGGAGCAATATGATCAAGAAAACCATCACTTACGAAGATTTCGAGGGAAACAAGAAAACCCGGGATTTCTATTTTCACATGAACCAGGTTGAGTTCGCCAAGCTGAACGGTGAGATTCCCGGCGGACTTGAGAAACGTATTCAGGAAATTATTGCCGACCAGGACCAGGATGCTATGCTGAGGATGATTGACCTTCTGGTCAGCCGCAGTTATGGCGAACGGGACGAGGACGGATTTACAAAGATCGGCCGTAATGGAAGACCGTTGTATGAGAAGTTTGTCAATACCAGCGCTTATGACAACCTGATCATCGAGTTGATCTCCGGCGAAAAGAATATTGTCGGCTTCCTCAGCGGCATTATGCCTAAGGAGATCCAGGCCAAGCTGGATGAAGAAATGAAGAAGCAGCAGGCGGCCGGAAATATTACGGCTCTTCCGGACGGACAGAACCAGTAACGGGGTGAGGCTTTGTGCTCCAGATCAGTATTCCGGGGGCCGAGCTGTTTGATGAGAAAACCAATAAGTTCATTATGGTCAAAGGAACTACATTGCAGCTGGAGCACAGCCTTGTTTCCGTTTCAAAATGGGAAAGCCGGTGGAAAACCCATTATATCGGAAATACCGATATTACCCAGGAGATGAGCATCGACTATGTCCGCTGCATGACCACTACGCAGAACGTTGATCCCCGGATTTATGATTATTTGACCGAAAAGAATCTGAAGGACATTAAAGCCTACATTGAGGATCCAATGACAGCGACTACGTTCAAGAAACAAAACAAGCCGCCGAGCCGGAGCATTATTACGGCTGAGATTATCTATTACTGGATGGTTGCCCTTCAGATTCCGTTTGATCCGTGCCAGAAGTGGCATCTGAACCGGTTAATGACTCTGATCCGGGTCTGTGATGAAAAGAACAGCCCCAAGAAGAAGATGAGCAAGCGGGACGCCATGGCACAACAGCGGAGTCTGAATGCGGCAAGGCGTGCGAAGCACCATACGAGCGGATAAAGAGAGGAGGCGCCCTTATGGCGATCATTACCGTAAAACATAAGGGCAGCTTCAAGAATACGGAAAAGTTTTTTGATCGCGCCCTTCGGAGAGACTATAAAAAGATTCTTCACAAATACGGTCAGGCTGGAGTGGAGCTTCTGAAGGAGGCCACTCCCGTAGACAGCGGCGTGACTGCAGAAAGCTGGAGCTATGATATCGAAGAGGGCAAAGGTTACACCTCAGTTGTCTGGAAGAACAAAAACAGCAACGAAGGTATGAACATCGCAATTCTGGTTATTTACGGACATGGACTTGAGAACGGCGGATATGTGGAGGGGGAGAACTTCGTAACCCCCGCCATCCGTCCGTTGCTCGGGAAGATGGCCGATAACGTATGGAGGGAAGTGACTAAGTAATGGCTGACGATACCCGTGTTGTCCAAATGCAGTTCAACAACAGGGCTTTCGAAAGGAATATTGCCCAAAGCCAGAGCTCGCTTGAAAAGTTCAAGAAGTCACTGAACTTCGAAGCGGTGGGAAAAGGCCTTGCCAAGTTCGGAGATTCCCTGAAGAACCTCGCATTTGACACACTGAATGACAATATCCAGAAACTGACAGACAAGTTTACCGGGCTGGGCGACACAGGCGAATGGGTTCTGAGCCGGATCAGGGCCAGTCTCCAGGGTGCTGCCCTGGACGCGGAGCGTTTTGCCAAGAGTCTGACGCTGGAGCAGATCAATGTGGGTCAGAACAAGTATGACGCTCTGACGAGATCGGTTCAGACCATTGTCGCCAACGGTATGGCCACCGAAGAAAAAGCTTATTCGGTTATGGAACGGGTTTCGGCCTATACAGACCAGACCAGCCATAGCTTTGAAACGATGGTAGCACAGATTTCGACGCTTACTTCCATTGGCGTTCCGATTGAGTATGCTGAAAAGCTGGTGGAAGCTTTTGGTAACGCATCCACTAAAGCGGGTGCGGATGCCAGCCATGCGGCAATCGCCATGCAGACCTACAGCAAGGCAATGGGTAGCTTCCTGACCAAGAATGAATTCGACACGCTGAACCTGACAGCCAAGGTGGTTACGAAAGAATGGCGTGACGGACTGATTGAGGCGGGCATCGCCGCGGGCGACCTGGTTAAGGATACAAAAGGCGTGGTAAAGACCGCTAAGAAATATGGTAAACAGATAATTGTTACTGCTGATAATGTGGAAAACTCTCTGAATAAGAAATGGGCTGGAAAGAAGACCCTGTCTTTGTTCGGCGAGAAGTACATGTTCGGCGAAACGGTCGAAGATCTTGCACATCCAGAAAAGGTTATGGACAGCTTTGGTAAACAGGCATATTTGACAGGCCAGCGGGCACTGACATTTGCCGACGCACTGAATGCTGTTAAAGAATCCATTTCTGGTGGTTGGATGAACACGTTCCGGCTGATATTTGGTGACTTGACAGACGCCATGAACTTATGGACTGGCGCCTGTAACAAGGTGATAGATGCCCTGAGCGGAATCGCAGAGGCAAGAAATGCAGTTCTCGAACGTTGGAACGGGCTTGGAGGTCGGGATAGTCTGATCTCGCTGGTGTTTGGTGAGATTATTGATGCTGACGGTAATACACTCTATGAAGGAGCTTATGGTCTGCTGGATATTATGACAGATATCGGCAACCTGATCAGCGACGGATTCTGGAGCATGATCCAGCTGTTCCTTCCGGATTCGATTTACAATGAATCGATTGACACCTGGGGAACAAACACTACTTATATGTTTGACGCTCTCGGCTGGATGCTTAAGGAATTTACAGATAATATCCGGAATGCTATAGCCAACCTGAAGACATTCTTCAACGAGAAGCCGGAAGGAAGCGACATCACCCGGTGGGAGCAGATCCGTCAGGTTGTGATGGCGGTGTTTACAACGATCGGGTTTATCGGCAAGGTCATCGAAGGGTTGATTTATTTCTTTGGTCTGATTGGAGACCAACTGAGTCCATCCACAGATAAGATCGGCAATCTATTTTCAACCCTTGCCGGGGACGTCAAGGACAGCGAAACGGATATCGTTCGCGGGGGTAAAATCAAGAAATTCTTCGACGATCTGGCGGAAACCCTGAAGCCGTTCACTGATATGATCAACGATGTCGTCGGCGCTTTTACCGAACTAATTCTGGCGATTACCAGCTCAGAGCAGGTCGAGGCCGGTGCGAATAAAGGTCTTAAGGATATATGGCAGGGGATTAAGGATACCCTTGCAACGATCGTGTCCATTCTTCGGCCTTTTGTTGATTTTATTGTTGAAATCATGGGGATTGTATCTGATCTTTTCCATGATGGATTTACGGATCAGAACGTAGAGGTGGCCAAGAAGAAAGCCAAGGATGCTTTCACGAAACTGATCACCGCCCTGAAACTTGTACTGACACCTATATTTGAGTCAGTAGTTGAATGGGTAAAGGGTAAAGTCAACGAAATCATCAAGAAGATCTCAGACTATTTTTCCGATAAGAATACGATCGGATATAAGCTTCTGCAGCCGCTCAAAAAGTTGTTTGAATTCCTGAGACCCGTATGGACGCTGTTGAAAAACGTATGGGACAAGATTATCAGCAAGTTCTTTGGGCAGAACGGAAAACTTCAGGGGCCGACACTGTTCGACAGCCTGAAAATGATATTTATGTCCTCCGGTGTGAATAATCTGTTTAAAAAACTGAAGGATCTGGCCAAGGACGGCGGCCTGTACAAACTGTTGATGGGTGCTCTCGGCGTATATTCCATTTGGCAGATTATTAAGGCCGTCAAGACTATTGGCGGATTCTTTGCCGATGTTGGCGGTAACCTGAAGGCGGGTGTTCTCGGTACATACGAATGGTTCAGCGAAAGAATCCAGGGTATTGCCAAGGGCCTGCTGATGCTGGCGGCTGCCGTGGCAATCTTGGGCACTATGGATACCGGGTCGGTTACCCAAGGCCTTATTGCCCTTGGGGTTATCATGCTGGAATTCGTCGGATTTATGAAGTTGATGGATACCATTAATGCTGCCACGATTACTAAACAGGCAGCTATGACCGGTATGATCTCTATATTTTGTGCAGCCATTGCCGTTCTGGTGCTGGCATTGCTTCCTTTTGCCTTTGTTAGCTGGGAAGGATTCGCGCGAATGATCGTCGGCCTTGGGCTTGTATTGCTTGAACTGATCGGGTTTATGGAACTGATGAAGGTTCTGGAGCTTAAATGCAGGTTTAAGAGGTTTAGCGGAATAGCCGTATTTGCCGTAGCCGTCGCCATTCTGATGGTTGCACTGATCCCGTTTATGATCGCAGACTGGCAGGCGATGTTGCGCGGCGTTGCCGGACTGGCTATTGTGCTCGGTGAACTGATCGGATTCATGGTGTTGCTGAAGAAGCTTGATCTTGCTGGAACTGGACTGCATATTAAAGGGATTGGTTTATTTGCACTGGCTGTAGCCATCCTGATGCTTTCTCTGATTCCGTTTATGATCGCAGACTGGCAGGCGGCGCTGAGAGGTGTGCTGGGGCTGGCTGTGGTGCTTGGTGAATTGCTTGTATTCATGCTGTTGCTGAAAAAGTTCACCATAGCGTCTGACGCGCTCCAATTTACAGGTATTGTTGCCTTCGCATTTGCCATCGATCTACTCATGCTTGCTTTATTGCCCTTTATGCTGACCAGCTGGGAAGGTATGCTTCGGGCAGTTATCGGACTGGGTGTTATATTGCTTGAAATTATAGGATTCATGCGGCTTATGCAGAAGCTTCAGCTGTCTACGCTTGGATTGAATTTCACAGGCATCAGAACATTTATGCTTTCGATTGCCATCCTGATGGTTTCTCTGATTCCGTTCATGCTTACGGACTGGGAAGGTATGCTCAGAGCTGTCCTCGGGCTTGGTCTTGTACTGGCAGAAATCATCGGTTTCATGAAACTGTTCTGGATTCTTAATCTATCCACAAAAGCTTTGAATTTCACTGGTATTATAGCCTTCTCTGTTGCTATTGCTATCCTGATCCTGGCGGTTAAGTCATTTGCTTCCATGGACTGGGAAGGGTGGATCAGAGCATTGGGTGGATTGGCAATCATGATGGGAGAGATTCTTGCGTTTATGGCCCTCGCCCAAGGCCTTACCTATAATGCCACGGCTATCGGCATGGTCATTGCGATTTGCCTGAGTATCGGCGTTATGGCGCTGCTTCTGAGCATGGCCATGAACGAAATCCGGAACCTGAAATGGGAAACAGTTACCGCCTTTACGGCTGGTATGTCGGTTCTCCTTCTTGCTATGGCCGGAGCGATTGCCATCTTAAGTGCTATTCCTTTCACGGCAGGCCTGAAGGGTATCGCGCTGATAGGCCTGGCCATTGCGGCTCTGGTTGGTGTTATTGCCCTGGTCGGACCGATGCTGGTCAACGCTATGGGCGATACCTTTGCCCGGTTGAGTGGCAAACTGGAAATGATCAGTGGCCTCCTGAAGGGCTTCTCTGACAGGATGGGTGAAATTGATTCCGGAAACATCTCAAAAGCGGAAAACATCTTTGATCAGTTGAGGAAGATGATCCAGAAACTGTCCGGTTGGGGCAAGTTTAACGGCGATCTTGATAATTTCTCCTATTCTATGTTTGTGCTGGGCACTGGTATGGAAATATTTAACAACCATGTTGGTAATGTTGCCGGTGATATAAACTCGAACGCTAAGACAGCGCTTGAGTTTATTCAGGATCTGAGCAGCTGCGCAAGTGATCTGGACACCATTTCCAAGATGAATATGGATTCCCTGACGGCAAAGATATCCGGACTCGGCGGCGCTATGTACCTGTTTGCCAAAGGCGCTGAGGAAGTCAGCGGAACCAGTATGACCGAAACCCCGGACGTGAGCGGAGCCGTAGCAGTGTTGAAGGAGATTTCCAAAGCGCTTGCAGGCGATGACGGAAAGGGGATCGTGCTTCCGGAAAACCTGCCTGAAGCGGATGAATTCAGTACGTTCGGTGCATCTATTGCAGCGCTCGCCCTGGCTCTGGTGGAATTTGAGAAAGCCGGAAGTAACCTTGGAAACGGTACAAACCAGGCACTTAAAGCCCTTGATTTCTTTGTAGACATCAAGCGGAAACTGCTCAGCGCCGATTTCATGACCAACCTGGCAACCGCTATTGGGATATTTGATTCAAACGATGTAGATAAGAATAAATTGTCCGAGTTCGGCGGAAATATTGAACAGCTGGGTCTTGCCCTTGCAAGTTTCAACAAATCCGTGACCGTTGTAGATGAAGTTACCGGAGAGGTTAAGCCGATTGACTTCAGCAGTGCGATTTCCACGCTGGATTCTCTGGTTGACCTTCAGAACAAACTCGGATGGGATTTTGGTCCGCTGATTCAGTTCTTCGCTGGAAGGAGAAAAGACTTTTACGATCTGGGTGGCGAAATCGAAGCTCTCGGTACAGCGCTGTCTGACTTCAACACGAAACTTGTTGGCGTTGATGAGAGTGGCAACAAGAGATTGGATCCAGAGCTGTTTAACACTGCAATCGAAGTTACAGATCAGGTGGTTGATTATTTAAACAAGCTGAAGGAAAAGATGGATCCTGTTGGCGGTCTGTTCAGAGCAATCGGTGTTATGTTTGGTGGGCACAGTTACACGTTTACCGACATCAAGAAGCAGATGCAGGACCTGGCAGAAGGCGTCGGATCCCTTGGCCAACTGAAAGTGGATAAGAAACTGCTGACGGTGGATGAGACCAAAGGGATATTTGAAGCCCTTGATCTGGTGATCGACTATCTGCTTAAGGTGAAGGAAAAGATGGGCAATGTCGGCGGTATCATTAACGATGTTAAAGTTGCAT